TCACACTCCATCTATCACAGAACTCCTATACTCTGTCGGCAACATACCTGTGTACTTTTTAAACAAGCGTCTAAATGTTTTTGAATTTGTATATCCAACTTCCTGAGAAACCATCTGAACAGTGAAATCAGGATTTGTCAAAAGCTCCTTTGCATGTTCAATTCTGCATCTGCTTATATAATCAAGCAGCTTTTCGTTCTTGCTCTTATTAAAAACATGTGAAAGATATGCCGATGTTATACCAAGATTTTCTGCAATCATAGAAACGCTAAGCTCAGTATTCCTATAATTATGTTCAACAAATCTCATTGTTTTTCTTACAATATCACCATTAGAATCATCTTTTGCAGTATTGCAGGACAATGTAATAATTTCACACAAATTTTCAAAATCTGTACGATTAAGAAAACCATGAAGCATATCAGCCAACGCCTTTTCGTTTTCACCTGCTTCACTGACCTTCAAAATGGTAGAAACTATGTCAAAGCTTATGTATTTCAGAACATCCGGATTATTATTCTTTGCTGAGCACGACTTTAATATGCGGGACACAAGTGCAATTGCACCGCTTGAATTACCCTGTAAAATATAGTTTTTTAGCAAGCCCTCCTCTTCCGATGAAAAGGAATAACAATAATCGCCTGTAGCCATACGATAATCATCTGTAATAACAGTATACATTCCTGAAACAGAGCGATAGTCAAGTAAATCAAGACATTTAAGATACAGCTCCTGAATACTTGCAACATTATTTTTTGTATCACTTACTGAAACTGTCAATTTAATTTTCAAATTTTCATTAATAAAGTCTTTTGCTTCATTTAAAACAGCCTTATAATTACTGTTTGGGGTAGGCATACACATAACAAATGCAATAAGCTGCTCAATTTCTGTATAATAAGACTGTATTCCGTGGTTTTCAAGCATTTCCTGAGTTAGCTGACGTATGGCAAATCGCGCAAGCTTTATACCTTTTTCCATTTGAATATCTGTTTCTTCAAAGCTGAAAAACTCTCCTAAGCGAATTATCATCATGTATCTCATAACTTGATACTTCACTTGGTATGTAATAATTGCTGTATCCTAAACCAACATATATTCCTGCACCGTCCATGTTGGAACGTACACCCGAAGGCTCCCAACTGCCAACAAGTTTTGTAACCTCTCGCCCTGTTTTTGCATTGAATAAGTTTTTTGAAGGCTTTTTCTGCATCAACAATCTTGAAGAAAATATCACGATGTAACCACCGTACCCTTCTCAATCGCTCCTGCACACCATTCCGTTCCGTCCCACTCGAATATGAAGTCGTACTTACCAATGCCAATGTCGGGAACTTCACCATTGAAGAATGTGGAAGTTCCCCAGTTAATTGATACTTCTGCAGTAATGTTGGCATGAACAAGTATCTGATAGAAATTAATTGTTGTTGCAAGCGGAATACCAAACATTATATCTCTGTCTGCTGTAAGATTATATATAACAGTTGAAGAATTGCTTAGTGGCAAGTAACACATTCCGTCAGGTTCTAATGTGACATTATTTATTAGACTTGTCATAGCCTCAGCTACAGCCTTACCGCTTTGGGCATTACTGCTTTCGGGATTGTATGTTTGGTCAACATAAGTTGCATTAATCTTGTATGCTATACCATTTTCTTTCGCATAGCTTTCTGCATAAGAACCTGCATTGCAGATGATTGTTAAGTTTTCGCAACCAATAAATGCGTTGACATCAATAGTAGTAACGCTGTTTGGTACTTCAACCTCTGTGTCCTTACAATATCCGAACACACCGTATCCGAGAGATTGTACGCCTTCAGGTATTATAAATCTTTTTATCTTCTCACAATACATAAAGGCACTAACATCTATAGAAGTCACCGTTTTTGGAATATTAATTTCAGTTAAAGTTCTAAGACCCCAAAATGCAGTACTTCCAATATATTCAATACTATTAGGGAGTACGATTTTTGTTATCCCTGCAAGGGATGATTTATAATAGAATGCACCTTCTCCAATCCCTGTAACAGTCAATCCATTAATCTCATAAGGTATAATAACATCAGCAATTCCTACCCCGCCAAAACCTGTAATCGTACAAGTTCCGTCACCGTTATCGGTATAAGTAAATGCTGTTGCGTCTGTCGGCACAATATTTGCATCACCATAATAATTAAGATTTTTAACATCGCTATCTTTTGCAAGAATATAAGACATACTATTCCCTCCTATCCAAAATATGTTGACCCTTGTATTACACCGCCACCTGTTATCACTCTTGATACAGTAATAATTCCTTCGTCATTAATACGAAGAGCAAAGTTTGCTCCGCTTCCGTCCGACGACCTTAACATTAAACTGTCATTAACAGGAGATGGACTGATATTAGATAAATCAGCAAGTAATATTTCGTTCCATTCACTCCATGATGTTCTATATTCCCTTACAGAAATCGCTGAACCATTTAAAATTCCGAACAGAATTTGATAATGCGCAGGAGTCACACTAACGACTAACAAATAACCAAAATTTAGAGAGCCGTCTTTTGTTATTTTGTAAAACCCTGTGGTTGTGCAGTCGTCTATATTCGAATAATCAATCACCGCAAGCTCCGGCATAGGTCCTGTATCACCCTTATCACCCTTGTCGCCCTTGTCGCCCTGCGGTCCCTGTGGTATGCCAAAAACCAATATTGCATCTTTGTCAGTTCCAACGTTCTTCACGGTTGCTTCAGAACCTGCCGGCAGTGTTGTAACCGTGCCAACTTTAACAGTAACCGTATATCCTGACGCTTTCTGCTTGCCGCTTACGTTTACAAATTCATCAACATAAAGTTCAGCAGGTTCAAAACGAATTTCTTTTGTAGGTGTTACGACCTCAAAGCCTATTTTCAAATAATCGTGTGCAAGATATTCTGCAGGAAGTACATATTCTATTTTGCTTGACGCTGAGCCTATCACTCCGCAATCAACGACATTGCCACCGCCTTTAAAGCCTATGTAGGCTCTGACACTTCCCGAAATATCATCCGGGAATGTAACCGTAAACACAAGTACGTTGTTTTCCCCCTGTGCTATATAATACTTGTCCTCTTCATATTTTTCAGCAAAATGCCCTGTGCTGTCATACGATAAAATTATATTTTTATTCATTGTCAAACTCACCTCACATACATTTTATATTAATATAAATATTAAAATACTGATCTGTACTGCCTTTGTGATCAGTCAAAGCCTTAATTGTCATATATTCGTTTTCATAAGTAATAGTACAATCTGTATATGTACCGTTTCTTACAGCTACAGGAACGCTGTTAGTACTAATTTTACCGCTTTTTAACTCGTCAGGATATGTTCCCATCGAATAGTATTCATCATCTTCAAAATCCAAAAACAAAAGCTGATATTGCGATTTAAACAAAAACTTCTTGTACCCTGCACCAACATCCACTTTTGTAACATAACCGTTTTGTGAATAAACCTTAACCGAAGCCGTATTATAAACATTAGGCAAAACACTTGCGTTTTTCATATACGCCACATCACGAATAGTGCTGTCAATTGCACCATCTGTAATTTTGGCTAACATAACATAATCGCTATTTGGTAATTCTGTAGTACATCTTGCACCGCCCACATTGTTTGTAACGTCAAAAAACAAATATACATACTGTGTTGCCGTGCTGTCCTCAAACTCTAAGTTTATGCCGTAATCATCGATTTCCATCGTTGCTCCACACTCAAAAAAAACTAAACCGCTGTCAATATAAACTCCTGTGTCTGTCAAAATTACCGCACATTCGTTGTTGTACCCTTTCTTTATGCCCTTGTTAATCAGATGCTCTGTTATTTCGTTCAAATCAGATACACCATATAAAGTGCCGTCTGTAAACGTTGTTATTGCCGTGTTTGCTAAATTGTAACCAAGTGTGTTTAGTTCATCTGCCGTAATTGTTTGATTTTTCAAAAAATTTAATTTAAACATCTGTACCCTCCCATTCTGTTAATGTAGGCTCCTGATGATATGTAGAACCCTCAAGCCATAATGAAACGCTTGAAATTTGCTTATATACCGTCATAGCCTTGTCCTGATACCTTACAATGTCACCTAAACTATAATCAACACCGTATTCAATATTTCTGGTCTTGCAGTCAATGTTGTACTCTATAGCTTTGGCGGCAAGCTCCGAAACCGCCTCACTTGGAGTGGAAGCATTAAGAACAACATCCTGTTTGTATATACCTTCTTTTTCAGCTGTTGAAATGTATATCCACTCTTCCGTTTCAAGCTCAGTTCCGTCATCCTCTTTGGTTTTTTTATACCAACCTCCGTAAGCAACATTTTTGTTTGAAAAATCCTTTTGCACTTCATAAACATTTCTGTTGCCATTACTTAGCATTAACGGATTTGTAACAGCCCTTAAAAGCTCAAAATATATTACACCACTCTTTGCAAAAAGCCGATACCCAATTTTTTGCTTTGGCAGTAAATCAATAAAAAAAGCATCAGCACTCTGATACTTGTCCGAAGTATATTCAACTGTCCCGAAATCTTCTGTGCTGTCAATAAAAATAAACGGCGTGTATTGAGTTATTATTTCGCTTGCAACCGTTTTTAAATCACCGCTAATGCTTTGTGGCGGTATCACAAACTTGTGTAACAGAGAATTAATATGACTGCCAAACACCCAGTTTTGCTCTTTTTGAAATTGATAATCCGTAAAATAACCCTGAAAATCACCCCACGTTATAATCAACCCCTCAGGATGCTGTTCAACAAATTCTTCAAGCTCCTTGTCGTAGAACACCAACTCAAATGTGCCTGTTCCGCAAAATTCAATTGTAGAATTCATTGAGATATATCCGTTTTCTTTCGATGTTGCGGGCAGTATCCGCACATCTGAAAAATCAAGTGTGTAAAATCGTATGTCCATTTATCTCACCGCCATTAAATAAAGTCTGTTAAACGTTATTTCTGCAAGTAACACCTGATTTTCAGCACTGCTTGAAAATGCTATGTTGTTTTTGCCGTAATCTAAATAAAATTCAGATAAAACAGTATCGTCCGTTATTGTATTTGTAATGTTGCCGTTGATACTGCTTTTAATTCTTCGTGTGCTAAGGTCAATGGTAATAACCTCGTTTTCGGCAATTACATAATCAAGCGTTATAACAGCTCCTGTAGTTTCGTTTGTTATAGTAACCGTTCCTGTTGTGCTTTCAGCAGACGAAACAGCAGTAAGCGTAATTACAGGGAATATAAGCTTGTCGCCTGTATTGTTTACTATGCCGCTTTGAATGTACTCTGTCCATACACACGGCAATGTAAACGTTCCGTTAATTAAATCCTTGCTGCTCGATATTACCGTTGTAGTATCTGTGCAATCGTTGAAATATGGATAATCCGCCTGAAACTGTACCGTGAAGCTGTTTATACCGCTTTGCCCTAACCTTTCTATGTCGCTTAAATTTATTACCTTGCAATCGATTTTTCGCCGTATAGTACCGAATTCACAATATAATGTACCTTCATAATACAATGCTTTCAGTATTTTTGATATATCTCTTTGTCCGCCGTATATATCTCCCGATACCGTCAAGGTCCTTGCCATATCCTTGCTGCCTGTGGTTGTAACACCGTTTTCGGTTGCAAATTCAATTGTTTCGTACTGCTTCGGCGGCAATTCAAAACCGCTTAATGCAGTAATTCTGATGTTGGATAAAGCACCGCCCATTTTGACGGTGCCGCCCTGTGATACATATTTTAAAGCTATAGCCATATTTTAACCTCCTAACGGACTTGTGTGTTGCTGAAATAAATCATTTTGCCGTTGTGCTTCAATCATTGTATGAGGATTGTTTGAAGGTGCATAAATATTCGTTGTCCTCGAATCATAGTAGTTGCTTGTGTTAACGTTGCCTGCTCCTGCATAAGCAAGCCTTGCCCCGATTTCGTTTAAGTGTAAAGCAACGGTTTCTCTTGCCTGGTCTAACACAATTTTTAACTGTTGCATAAACCCTTCGCCGTATTTTGCAGCCGAGTCCTCACCGATGTCAAAGAACGTTTCGGGTACTTCTTTTCCAAAATGTTCCTCAAGCATTTCTTTTATTTTCTGTGCCTCAGGTGCAAGGACCTTTTTGCCAATTTTGTCAGCAAGCTCCTGATTTTTGTCGAGGTCTGCCATGTACTTGTTGAATTCCTCATCAGTAGCATTTAACAAGGTCGATAAATACGAAATTGCGTCATCGACTTCCATGTTCGCAAGCTCTGAAGAAAATATGTCAGGTAAATCCTCACGCTTTTCATATAGCTGGTCTAAAAGTCTGTTGTACTTCTCAAGCTGCCTGTTGCTTGCATCAACATCTGCAAGCCGTGAAAACTCCTGTACACCGTCACCGCTTGTAATTCTCACGCTCTGGAAGGTCCTGTTACCACTGCTCTGTAGCTTTTGTGATAAACGGTCCTGTGCCTCGGCGATTTTGTTTATATCTTCAAGTGCTTTGTCAGTAGCTTTATCTAAAGTATCAGTATAATGCCTATAGATTTCAAGAGTATAATCGTTCCACTCTTTGTCGCCTTCCTTAAAGTATGCATTACGAATTTCAGCAAGCTTTTCATAATATTCTTTATCTTCAATTTTGCCAAACTCTCGAGCATATTTTAAGTTATCCAAATCAGTTTGAAGTTGTTTTTTCAGTATTTCGGTTTGGTCTTCAGCGGCTTTTTTGGTGTTTTTCGTCTTTGTAGCATTGCCTGTCGTTACTATAGCATTACCTTTTTTTGTACCTTCATCAAGTGTATTAGTCCCCTTCTTGACTAATTTTTCAACCTCTCGCTGCGCTTCTTCCCAACCTTCACGCCATCTTTCTTGTTCAATTTGATATTTTTCAATGTCTGCAGTAGCCTTTTCAACTGCTTTATTTGCTGATGATAGTTTAAATGCACCAATTATAGATGTCGATTTTAAATATTTATCATCTGTTTCTTGTTTATTTATTTCAGCTTCTTTTTTTGATTCTTTTGCATCAATTAAAGCTTTCGCCGTCTCGTTTAATTTTTCTTGATAAGCATTTGCCGTTGCTTTTGCAACAGCTAAATCATAATAAGAATTAACCAAATCATCTACAGAACCTCTTTGAATGTCAATAGCACCTGTTTCATCATATAAACTTGATGTAATATCAGGTATTATTTCACCTAACTTTTCAGCATTGATTTTGAAATCTTCTTGTACATCGTTAGCTTCTTCCTGTGTTAAAGTTCCGCTGTTCAATTGGTCCTCAAGTTCATAAAGCCTGTTTTTTAAAGTTTTAACGGATTCTGCCTCTGCCAAAGAAGCAGAAGTCGCCTCATCAATAGATTTAATAGCGTCATTGTATGATGATTTTATATCATCAAGCGAATCTATTATCTCATCTGATGCAGACTTATGTGTTGCAGCGTAAGTTACAATACCTGCAACCAATGCAGCTAACGCCATAGCAGCCAACGTATAAGGGTTTTTCATAAGTTCAAGGTTCATCAATTTTTGAGCCGATGTTCCCAACTTAGTAGCAGCCGTAAAATCTTTTGTGCCTTTTGCAAGCTGAAAAATATCTTCTGCTACCATTGCTATATTCAAAGAAACAACAGCACTGCCGAACACAGTTAAAGCAACAGCTGCACCTTTTATATATTCTTGCAGCCTTCCTTCTTCCCATGCTTTGTTTAAATCCTCTACCTGTTCAATTAGCCATGGCAAAATATCTTCTGTTAAATTTTCTGATAATCCTGTTGTCATTTCACCAAATAAAGCATTAACATTATCTTTCAATGTAGATATTTGACCTGTCAATGTTTTGGATTGTGTTTCCATAGCGTTATAAAACTGACCGCCTTCAGATGTGGCAACCCTCATTGCTTCTGCAACCATTTCAAAGCTAATCTGACCTTCTGCCATTTTTTCTTTTAAATCAGACATACTTTCGCCGGTCTGTTCAGATATTACTTTCAATGGATTGAAACCTGCATTAATCATCTGCAACAAGTCTTGTCCCATTAACTTCCCTTGTGATTGCACCTGACCAAACACCAATGCAAGACTTTTAAATTTCTCTTGATTTCCAAGAGATATGTCGCCAAGCATTTTTAAATCGGGCATAAGGTTATTAACGTCCTCACCGAATGCCAAAAGAGTATTACTTGCCTGTGCCAAATCAGTAAGTTCAAACGGTGTTTTTGCCGCAAAACTTTTTAAATCAGCCAAAGTTTTTTCAGCCTGCTCTGCACTGCCAAGCAAAGTCGTAAGCCCGGCTTTGTATTGTTCCATTTCAGCGTTATATTTAACACCGATACCTACTACAGCACCCCCGACTACACCTACACCAACAGCGACTTTTTTTGCTATTTTGTTAACCTCTTCAACACTCGCTTTTACTTTGTTGAGTTCTTTTTGATACGCACTCGAATCACCATCAATTTTAATTATTAAACTATCTGCCAATTTTCTTCCCCCTTTCTTTTTGCATAAAAAAACCACACTCAAATTTAATTGAATGTGGTTATTGACAAATCAAACTGAATATGATATATTGATTATAGAAAAAGGCAAGACCTCAAACGGTCGTGCCAAGAAAATTTGGTTAAGTAACCGCCTTTACTTTAGCGAGCGAGGCGGTTACTTTTTTTATGGTAATTGCTAAAAGCAACAAAATCAGCATAAATGAAATTATGTAATTCTTATCCATAAGCTATCACCTCCCTTATAAGAAGATGATGGCACAACCGCCGGTGAATAACCACCGTTAAGAAATCTTACCTTGACGATATTATATCAATTTCAATCTTCGTTGTCAAGTTGTACGTATGCCCGTAGTGGCATAAAAAAAGCACACCAATTAGTGTGCTAAACAATTACAATATAAACATCAAGTTAAACTTATGAATGAAAAAACAACCAAAAATATTATAAATGAAACTATTGTCAATATTACAAAAAACATCAGCATACTGCGAATTGACTTTAACTCATTATGCTGAGATCGCAAAATGTTTTTAATGTCCGATAAAATATTGCTATCTTTATCAGAAGAACACTGGCTCAAAATGTCCATTAATTCTTTTTCGTTCATACCAATCCCTCCCATAATATAACAAAATTATAGTATAAAAGGAGTAATTTGTCAACATTAAAACATCTGAGCCATAATGTCGTTAAGCTGTTGCTCCTTCTGTGCTTCACTGCGGTTGTCAGGCAGCTTGTATAACGCTTTCATTTTACGGTAATAGCGTTTTTGCTCCTTGTCCTTGATTTTTGAAGTATCGGTGCATCGAAACTGCACAACCTTAATAAACTGCGTGTCCTCCGATAAGCTTTCAAAAAGGCTCTTAAACTTCCACCAATGCATATCAGCTTCCGTTAAATCAATCTTATACTGCTGCAGAAAAGCAGAATATATCAAATCGGCATCATAATCAAAGTCAAACGTGCTTTTGCCTGCACTTTCATTATGCTCCTTTTTGGTGTGAGAATAAAACTCCATCATTCCGCCAATCGCATCGTGCAGATTTGTCGGCATATCATAAAACACAAGCATTAATAATTTAGCTGTTTTTTGCTCGTCTGAGCAACTTTCGGTTAATGCCTTAGAAAACCGTAACCAAACCTTGTAACTTGTCCGTATGGGTGCTTTTTCACCGTCCACAACAATGTAATCGGGAAGGATGTCTGTTAATATGCTCATTTTTCAACTGCTTTCTTTAATGTTTCGCCTATATCCGTGACCTTTTCAAATAACGGATTAATTTCTGCCATTTTTACTTTAAGCTTTTCTCTCTGCAGCTTGTTGTATTCAAGCATATATAAATCAACTGCCACGTTCGTACACTTTGCAAGCTTGTCAAGATTGGTTTTATCTTTATCAGGGAACATCTGAGCCGCCTTTTTCTTGCCGAACAGTATTTCAAGCATTGCCATATTGCCTTCATATTCGGTCATATCTTTAAGCTTTTTGTCGTGTTCAACTATTTTCTTTTCAAGCTCTGCCGTTCTCTGCGGAATTTCGTATTCAATACCGTCAACCTCTAAAACATGGTGTTTTTCGGTGTATTCTAACTTGGTTTTCTGCATATAATTCATATCCTTTCTTGATATATTAATTAATTCTTGACATTTCTGTAAAACTGATGTAAAATAAATATAGCAAGAGGGAACAGCTTTAGTTGTTTCCGCATATAAACCGTTTATTTGCATAAACCGTCTACTGTGCAGAGTAGGCGGTTATTTCTTTATGTAAAGGATAATTATAGTTACAAGTAAAGTAAAACATATAATCTCTTCCACATCAAACACCCCCTTTCGGTAGGTGCTGGAAACAACCGCCGCCGTTTCTCTTGCTATGCGTTAAATTTTATCATAGCTGTCGTTTTATGTCAAGCTTCCTCAAATGTGATTGTCTGTACGTTGTCTTTGTCACCATCTGCAGGTGTTGCAATAACGGCTACGCCCACAACCTTAGAGCTTACCGTTTTAAGCGTACCGCTGTATGTGTATGCATCTGTGCTGTCGCCTTCGGAATCGGCAATTACGGCAAAGGTTCTCTTGATTGCCTCGTATCCGCCTGTTTCGTCAACAGGTCTTGAAAAGTCAACCATTACAACCTCACGCTGTGCCTCTGTTCCCAAAAGCTCGTTGTTTGTAATGTCAACAATATCTTCAAGAACTGCGTCACCCTCGTAATCATCAAAATTATATGACATTGAAGGTGAATAGCCGACAACATCTGTTCTCTCTTCGGCTTCATCAACGTACTGTCTTGAATATCCCTTGGGGTTTTTGCTGATAGATATTTCGGTAAAATATTTCATTCTTGTGAATGTAACCTTACCGTCAGCACCGGGAATACCGTAAAAAGTCTTTTTGTCACTTCTTTTAATCATTTTATCTACATCCTTTCTATATAAGTAACTTCAAATGGGAACGAATATAAAGCCGTTCCCTCATAAACACCTGCAAGCATTGGATAATCCACTCCGTCAGGTGTTCCCATTCGTTGTACTTCGCATTTTTCACCGAAGTCAGGGAAGTTTTTAAGCTTGCCCTGCTCGTTTATCCAGTCAAGAAATTCCTGAACATATTGCATCTGCTCTATGTTCTCTGTTGTGTTTGAATATCTCGATAACGGCTTTACCTGTCGTATTACACACTGGAATTTTTTGAGCTTGTCACCGTCAGTGTATGTTTTAACTAAATGGCCGTAACCGTCAGTTAAAAGCGAAGTGTTGCTGTCTGCATTCGTTTCATTAACGAAATTGAAATAAGCATTATATCCAACCAACGGACACGTGCTTATTAAATCCATAATTGCCTGTGGTTTAGTCATTCAGATTAAGCCTCCCCGAATCAATATACTCCTGCATGGCTTTTATAAGTTTCGGCTTTTGCGTAGGCTCTGCCGCTTTGTCCCACTCTTTTGTGGCAAGCGAGTGTTTCGCCTTACTTATATTCAGCGCTTTACCTGCATAAACCTTTTTGGCGTTTTTCTTCGCATAAGAGCTGCCGGTATCAGGGTCAACCATTAATTCGCCTTTGTGCAGATAATGAGCTTGTGGGTCCAGATATTCTATTTCTTTTGGTATTATTTCAACGTGTTCTGACATTCCGCCTGTTTCCATAGGCGTGTATGGCGTTATCAGCTTCCACCATTCATTTGCACCAAACTTCCAAAATTCGTCACTCTGCACCTTTGCCAAATTCTTAGGTATGTTTATATCTGCTTTTACAGTTACCTTAAAAGCCATATGATCACACCCCTGTCAGCTTGTAATGTGCGTCCTCAGGGATTTTTGTGTTGGCGGCAACAGTACGGATTGTAAAGGCATCAGGCTTGTATTTTGCAAGCAAGTCCGTAGCCCTCTGCCCTTGAACATCTGATATAACGTCTGTAACATTGCCCTTTACAATAATATCACCCGGAGCAATATTCAAATCAATAGCAAAAGGAATTTTGCAAATGTAACTGCTTGCCATTGATAGCGTAGTGCCGTTAAGTGCCTGCACATTTTGCGTACCGAAATAACACTCATTATGTACGGACCTTATCCACTCTGTTACATTGCGTTTCTTTTCTTCGTCACGGTATCGATGCTGATGATACAGTGTTATTGAATCGCAAAAAGTCGGGTCAATCATATCAGCACACCCCCAAATGCAAAAGTGGAACGCCGTTTTCGTCAACCTCGTTTGCAAGATAATCACGTATAACACTGTTGATTTTTGCATTATATTCATCAGCCGAAACGTCCTTAAAACTTTTGCTTACGCCCTCATTGCTCCATGACGTTGTTTTTACAGAAGAAATGTCAGCCTGAGCCATAATGTCCGTGAGCCTTACAACACACCGCTTTATCGGCTCTGTCACATTGGTGATTCTGCCATGCGTTTCTGCATTGATTTTCATCTCTGCTTCATAAGCGAAAACGTTAAAGGCGGTTTCATCAAGTCCACCGCCTAAGTTTTTGTATTCATCATAAGTGATATACATTAAATCCACCGCCTTTTATGTTTATTCTTTGTTTTCAGGCTTACCCTTCGGCTTTTCGGTTGTTGCCTCTGCAGGCTTACCCTTCGGCTTTTCGGTTGTTGCCTCTGCAGGCTTACCCTTCGGCTTTTCGGGGAATTGCAATCCTATTGTTCTACTCATTTATATGCCTCCTTTACGCTTTATGATGCAGATAAATGCCCGCTGTCTTGTTCTCATAAACATCTGCAAGACCGTATGCTCTGTACGGGAACTTCCAAGCGTCTGCGTGCTGATTTTCAGCCGGATTAATAACCTTATTCACAACGTGCTTTGTATACTGAAGAACCGCAGGTTTGTGAATAACCATAAAATTAATGTCTTTGCCTGCTTCTGCCTTAACATAACCACCAGCCTTCTCACCGTCCGAAGAACCGTCAAGCTGATTAATGGCTGTGTAGAAACGTGTCTGCGGCACCTGTTCAAACCCAGCAAATCTGTTTAATACTTCTTTAGATTTGGTTGTATCTAAATCCTGTATTAAACCGTATAAAGTAGGTGTAATAAACAAATATCTGTTTTCCATAGGAACTTCATCTTCGTCCATTTTAGTATTTGCAGCTCTTAAAGCTGAAATAACATCGGTTCCTGTAGAAAGCGTTGTGCCTGCAGCTACTTTTGAAATACCTTCCACTCCCGAATAAACAGCAAATCTAAAAGCATCAAGCTCAGGAACAACTTTTGTTCTGATAAATTCAGAAGACAGTTTACCGAAAGCAATACCTGCTGTTTCTTCGTTATCCATAGCGTCAACAGAAAATGCTCTGCCACGGTCAAAGTTAAACTGTACCGTTTCGTATGTAAGGTTAACGTCACCATCAACATATCCGCTGTTTCTTGAATAATCTGCAAGACCATCCATCGAAAGTTTGGGAACTACAATTTCATTTGCATTTGCTCCCATCTGGACAAGATTACTGTCGCCATCAAGTATTGATGTTTTTGAGTTTACCTGATATACTTCATCAAGTAAAGCTACATACTTTTGAAAAAGATTAATTGCGTTTGGCATTTTAACAAAACTCCTTTATAAATTATTATTTTTTGGGCGATAATCCCATTATTGCTCTCGCCATATCGTCCGATACATTTGTATCAACATTCCCCATTCCTGGCATATTGGCAGGCTTGTTGGGATTTTCAAAAATTCCCGCCTTATCTTTTGTAAGGCTTTCAAACAACTCGACATAACCCTTACCTTTGTTTTCGGGCTTGGCAATTTCAACCTTCATATCGGCAATAATTCCGTTACGAACATAATCAGACGTAAACTTCTTATCACCAAACACGGCGGTTATTGCCTCGGTTAATGCTTTGTCCTCAGCCTCAGCTTTGGCATCATCTTCTTTTTTCTTGATGTCTGCCTTAAGGTTGTCAAGCTCTTTTTGAACATCATCGGCCGTTTTTGCCTTATCGGTTAAAGTGCCGATTTTATCTTCAAGCTCCTTTTTGTCCTTCGTAAGAGCATCATTTGTAGCTTTAAGATCATCATAATCCTTTTTAGCCTTGCCAATGTCAGCACTGTTAATATCCAGTATGGACTTTAACTGCTCATCGGTAATACCCTCAACGATTTTTTTAATTTCTTCTCTTGTCATAATATCTCCTTTCAGTTTGTTATCGCAGTTTCTTTCTGCATCGGATTGATAGTTTATCGTCATTCCGGACAATTTAGGATTGCAGTAGCTTGTAGCCAATCAAGCTTCGCATATTGCTTGCTTTCTTGGACAAGCCTTGCATGGGTGTCGTTAGCAAAATCAAAGATTTTGACTCCACCGCATAAAAAAAGCACTTACACATTAATGTAAATGCTTGATTTATTAAATTTGGGTATTAAAAAGGGACTGCATAAGCAATCCCTCAGTTCGGCATTTTGGCGGGTGTGCCCTGTCCCACATTTCTTTTGACCATTAAAGCCTAATGGTGTGTAGCAGCACAATCTCTACTTCAAAATCCTTTTACGCTATATACAATGTATCGCCAGTTCTAATATTACAAGGCGATAATAAAACGGTAGTGCTTTTTGATATGTCACTTGGATTATTATGTCTGGTCATACCTACTGAAATCACCGTACATTCGTTTCCGTTTTCTGTTTTTAATTTACTGCCATTTTTTAAGCCTTCGCAAATGCCCTCAAAAGTAACAGACAAATTCATACCAATTTCAAATTTATCAATAACCTTAAACATATCATACACCCAAAAAACGTCTGGTGTGTTCTGTCTGCTCAAACTCCAAAGCGTTACCATTCTTTTTTATCCATAAAACTGCAGGCATAGGAGTTTCATCAAGCAAACCCAACCCTTTTTTTACACTCTCGTTTTCAGGGTCAAAATACTGCAACAAAAGCATATCTTTATTCGATGATTGAACCATCTTTTTAGCTTTATCAAAATTCAGATTATTCTTCCCGCAATAATCTCTTATTTCGTTTTCCCATTCTTCAAAACGTTTGCACATAGAACTCACTTCCTTTCAAATTCCAAGTAATTACCTTGTGAATTATATATATAAGCAACTTTTTGCTTAAAACATCTTAATATTTCATAATCACCCGGTGATGCTTGTAAACAATTATTCCCGATACCGGGATGCGTATGACCACTCCATTTATACCCTTGACTATTTAATTTCAATGCCTGTTTCACGTCAATGTTTACGCTGTTTTTATTACCTCTTATGATTAATCGTTCACTACCTTTTGTGAACATTGCAAACTCATCGCCTGTTACTGCAGTTAATGCGGCTAAATCTTTCATATTGACTGATTTTTTAGCAACTATCACTCTGGTGTCATAAGTCTGCAATGAATTTAACAACTTTTGTTGCCGATTATTAAGTGGTCTGTCAAACATCAATATCGCATTTGGGTTTCCTTTTGCTGTGTTTCGTTGTTCAATAGGGCTGTCAATACTATTAATATTCATTATTCTTCCACCTTGTGATTTAATTATACCACTTTCAACAGATTTGTCAATAGTTTTCGCCTTAACAGACCTGAATCCCTTAACCTGCATACGCTCCATTTTTGTTGGCAATCCACTTGCCTTTGAAAGTTTAGCATATTTGCTTGTAAGTAGATTGATTCTGCTCTGTACCTCACGCCTTAAATCGTCATTCCCTGCCGCTTTTGCTATAACTGCACGGTCCTTTTGATTGCGTATTTCGGTTTCAATTTTTCTTTGTAGCTGTGACGCCTCATATTTGGTGTATTCTTTACCCTCAAACTCAAATTTCTGCTTATCGTCAGTCTTTAACTGTTCGAGCTGGTCTTCGTCGTACGCAGGCTGTGAAATACCAAGCAAGATAGAAAATTTAAAGTGCAAACAGCCGTAATCCTCTAAAAGACCTTCAACCTCACTAAACGAGGGATAATGCTTACCCTTTACCGTTCTTGCTTTGCCTATTGCGTATTGCTTACCTCCCATTTCTTCATGTGAAGGTCGTGGGTGAGAATGATAGCTTATTTCATAACCGTCAGCTCCAAAGTCTTCGCCAATCTGATCAGCTGTGTTCTGGTTGCATTGTTTTATACCCCACAGCACATTCTGTCTTACGGCAGTATCCAATCTTCTTGAATACCCTGTCGCATAATCTACTGTACGGATGCCGCTGTCTGCCATTGCTTTTATAACCTCACGCATAGCAGAGTTATAATCAGTCACACCTGTCTGCACTTTGGTCACTGCATAATCAATGACTTTGGTGTATGTATCTGACAGTGAGGTTGCAACCTTGTTTTTGTTAGCCTCAAACAGCGGTGCAATTGAATTACCTTTGTCAAACACTGCAAAAGCCGTGTGCTGCGTTAAATTAACATATTCACCAACAGTTTGCTTTGCAAGCGATTTAACATATTTCTGCAAGTTCTCGTTTTCTTCATACGGAATAAAGGTCTTACCCTTCGCCTCATAAAACGGTTTTGAGTAATTATAATTTTCTTTTGCTACAATGTCAAATATCTCGTATATCTCTGCGATGTTTTTCTCGCTTGCTTTACTAAGCTTGTTAACAATATCATCAACATTTGAGCCATATCTGTACATCTGCTGTAACTTGTGAACATCTGACGACCGTAATTCACCGATTTCTTTTACAACCCCGCCTATGCTTTCAAGATATTCAGTATTAATTGCATTAAGCCTTTGATATATTCTTTCAGGTAATAATTCAATCTGATTTTCGTTAAGCATATTGCTCACGCCCTTAATAATTCTGTTGCTTGTTCTTTTGAAACGCCAATTGATGTTGATATAATATTAATTGCCTGCCCTTCGGTTAGAGTGCCTTGCTTGTATTGCATAACAATGTTGATTAAAGATTGTGTTTGTGCTCCATTTAGTTGTTTGGTAACAGTATCGTCAATTTCTTGAGATATTTCTGTTTTCATTGTTTCAGGAGGAGAAGCCCCCAACCCTTCATCCATTCCAAGCAGAGTGCGTAAACTCGGCTCGTTCTTTGCTATTTCGTCAATGGCTTTTTGTGCATCTTCTAAGCTTTCGCCTGTATGCCATGACCTCAGCTCAGCCTTACTTAAACCGCCTGAAGCTTGTAAATCTTTTTTCTGCTGCCAGGTCTCAGTTGAACTCTCAATCATCGAATATGACCAATCAAAATTTATTTCATATTCGCCTGAAGGTGTAAGATTATAATAATTAGCCAACACATCGCATGCATAAGCGAAATCACGCAAGCCGCTTTCAATCGCCTTTCTGATGTCAGTTACCATTGCAAATGTATCGGCTACAGCTGCCTTTATTTCGGTTGCCGTTGCACCTTGTGTTTCCGGTACCGTCAAAATGCCTCTGCTTGTACCTACCTGCTTTTCATACAATTCAAACAGCTTATCAAGTCTTGCGTGATATGAGCTGTCACGAATTTCAGGGTCAAACACGTTAAATAAATTGCCATCATCTGATTTGCCCACTAAAAACAGCTTATCTTTTAATATCGGCTTGCCTGTTTTTGGGTCCTTATCAAGAGTTCTGTCATCAACCTGCAACCTCACAACCTTAAGCTTAAATTCATCCCTTATCTGTTCAAGACATTCCATAATGTCTTTTTTTATCCGTTCACAGCCATAAGTAATAGGCACTCCGTAATCATCAGCGTTTTTGCGATTATCAACAGGTGATTTTATAAAACCAAACAGCACACGGTCAACATTTGAAATTGCAATGTCGGGAATATCCTTCCACTCGTCTATTGTTGCAAGTGAGCCGTATTTTGTAGTTGTACGGTTTGTTATGTAAAGGGTATTCCCCTCAATCGAATAATTGACAAATCTGTAATAAACGTTGTTGTTTATCGTCATACTGTCAGCAAGCACTGTTGCGTTTGTTATCTTTTCACCGTCACGGCTGTTAATAATCAGCCTGTTTTGCTTTAAAGTATTAAATAATATTTTACCGTCCTTCACATACGGCACAATAATACAACCACCTACCGCAAGAGCCGAAGAAACGATTTTTTTAATTTTATTCCATACAGCTGACAAAGCTTCGTTAAGCTGTTCTGCACGCTTGTTATCAGCTTGAATCTCGCATGTGCTGTCGGTAAGTGACAATGTTGCAAGCTTATTCGCAAATATTGCAGTAAAGTTAATATCGGCAATATTCAGATATTCATCATCATACGTCTGATTATCTGTCTGTTGCTTGTCGCTTGTGACGGTTCTTTTGATATTAAATAACCGCTTTATATATTCCAAAAACTCTTTAAACATTTCTAACTCCTTTCAAAGTAACCCATATTGTATGTAAAGCTGTATTCCGCTGCGTCAATTATGTCGTTGTTAAATGTTCCGTTGTCCAGTCGCTTATCTTCAAGTGATTTGCTGTCCCACAAAGCTTCCGAAAATGCTTTTATAAGCTCGTCGCATTCACCATCAACAAACTTCACACGGTCAGTTGCTAAAAGCTTGTTGATCAAACGTATTCGGTCAATTATCGGTGCTTTTATGCTGTTGTAAACGTTAAATCTTGATTTGCTTTCAATAGAGTTTTTCAAAGTCTGCTCCGCACTGTCAGGATAAACATCAAAAAAGTACGGATATTCTTCGTAAAACTCATCACACTTTCTTACACACCAATTAATTACATCTTCTGCTTTTGTTCCGCTTGCCTTTCGGTAGTCTGTTTTGAGGAAGTATAAACAACCATCTGTACCGATTGCACTCAGCACAATTGCATGTCCTGATTTGTTGCCGCCGAAATCTATACCGATATTGTAATCGTGCATATCAGGCAAAGCATCTTTTGAAACAACGTACCGCTTTGGCCTGTCCGCAAGCAGCTGATAAATAAGCCCCTCCGCATTAACCCACTTGCCAAGCACATATCTGTCCCAAAATATACTCCCACGGTATTCTTGTTTTATATTTTCTTTTACAGTTGACGATAAAAACGGATTGTCGTCAAGCGTATATTCCTGCAAGTATATATCAGCATCACTGTCAATGAATTTTTTAAACCAGTGTTGAGGGTGTTCAGGGTTACACGTTCCGTCAAATTTGCTGTACTCCTTATCAAGACGTGATTTAAGCATATTGAACACATCTTCGTGCCATGTTACTACCTCGTCACCGTAGCAATATTTTATGCTTGAACCTCGCAAACGGTCAACCTGGCTTATTTTATCAGCACCAAGACAATGCACCTTCTCACCAAACATATAGGCGGTATTGTCAGCTTTAATATCTGACACTAACGACACACCCCATATTTTTTGCAAAGGCTCAATAACGTTACGCTGCAATGTGCTTTTTGTATTGCCAAGTATAACCGTCAGTCCATCATAGCCGCTAACAGCTCTAATACGCTTGGGAATAACAAAATAATCAAGATATGTTTTACCTGAACGTGTCGCACCTGATTTTATATTCCAACGATGCGTAGCGTTATAAAGAAACTCTGTTTGTTTTTTTGAAAATGCCATTTATATATTACCTTCTATCTTGCCAAGAACTTCATCAAGCTTTTTGATTTCGTCATTTTTACCGACCTGCGTAAACTTGTCTATTATTATTCCAAGTGCTACTGCAATTTCACGTGTTGAACTATCGCTGAGTCTGTCCGGATCCGCAAGCTCTGTTAAACACTTATCCATAATGTCACAAACAAGCTCTGCTTTATTTTCCATGTGTTCAAGAACGTTTTTTGCGTTCTCGGCTTTTTTTATATTGCAAATTTCCGCAAACTCTTTGTTTGCCTGACAATAATTTTTTATGGTATTTGGTGACACAGAATACTTTTTAGCAATAAAAGAATAGCTTTTACCTTCTGCTCTCTCGGCAACAATTTGTTTTATTTGCTTATCGGTTAATTTCTTTGCTGACAACTTTCACCACCTCTCAATTTCTGCAACTTGTATTCATAACCCATACGCTTGCAAATGTCGCATGGATACTTAATGTCGTTTCGCCTTATTAATCTATTGTTTTCTGCAAGTATTGTCTTGCAGCGATAACATAACGTCAATATCAACTCATTTTTCATAACGTTCCCTTCTTTTCGGGCATAAAAAAAGCAACCCCGATTGATTGGGATTGCTCCTATTTCGATGATACTATATTAACACAGGGACAACATAACATTCAATAACATCTTATCAATCTATTTTTACACACTTTAACGCTTTTCCGTGTAACCTGTAAATATGTACTACGCTAAATTCCAAATCTGCAGCTATCTTTTCCCATGTTTCAAAATTGATATACCTTGCAAACAATAATGTTCTAAGAGTCGAATTGTCAACTTTTGAAATAGCGTTAAATATTTCGTTCTTGATTGTTATCAACTCTGCTCTGTGTCTTTTTAGCGAAAGGGCATATTCTGCACAACGAACAAAATTACGTTCTGTTGAGTTTTCTGCACCTGATTGTATTATTTCACCGCCAACTCTCTTTACTGTTCCTGTAGCTAAAGTTTCAGCAACCTCCAACTCCTTTTCAATCAACATTATTTCTTTGTTTAGATAAAAACCTCTGCTTAGCCACTCTTTTACAGTCATCATATCACCTTCTCTAACCGTTTTTGTTTTCTGCTTTGCCGTCCATTTCTATTTTTTCAAGCCTATCAATAACTCGCCGAAAAACAAGTATTACGTCCAAATAATCTTGTTCTGAAAACGCATTTAATAAGCTTGACCGCATAAGCTCTGTTAGCTCTCTCTTTTGAATTACGGATATAGTTTCATAGTTTGGTGTTATGTATTCGTCCATCACCCCTCACCGCCTTTTTCCATAATTTCACGCAAACTATCTTTAATGTAATACTGCTTTTTTTTGGTTTTTAATAATCTTTCGGCTCGTCTGCCAAAATCTAACCAATCAATATTTGAAGGGTGATAATTCAATTTGCCAACTTTCCATAAGTCCACATAATCAGCAAACTCTATTAAATTAAGTACATCATCAACATTTAAAACAGGTTCTGCCGATACCCAAGTATTTATTCCTTTTGATTTTGCTTCATATAAAGCTTTGAGCCTTTCATGCGGAATGCCTGCGTTTGGTTCGCTCGTTATATCAGCGAAGAAGCCACCTGTGTTATATCCTGCATAAGTAACGCCAAACCAATCATTACTATCAAGCAAATCAAAATCACGACTTGCATCTAAGCCGTTCTTTGTGAGAATTTGCACATTATTACCGCTGCTTTTTAATATTTTAATTATTTCCCTTGTTGGTGTGCTGTCATATCCTTTTGGGTATGGGTCGCAAGTAAAGCATAAATGTATAAGCTTTCCTGTTATATTTTCTCTTTCAATCTGCTTTTTGACATCTTCAACTATGTTTTTTCTCGGTTCTACACATCTGTGAAAATCATCTTTTACTTTTCGCAATACAGACGGAGCGAAACAATAAAAACATTCGTGCGGACAGCCTGTATAAATATTAATGGCATAATCACCATATTCTTTTGCTTTACCTTTCGGCTCATAAATAGGGTTCACTTCTCCCCACCTCTTTCTTTTGGTATGCGTGTGTTCCAAGCTTCTTTTGCTTCCTTTCGAGTTAATTCGTCTGTAGCTTGTCTTAGGCAAATTGGACACCATGCACGCCACAATCCCCAATTGGTTAGTCGTATATTTTCATTTCCGCACTCACAAGGTAACAATTCAGCCATTAAAACACACCTACCTTTTCAACAACAAATCTATCAACTCGCCAACGTCATATATTAACGGTTCGTCGCCGATAATCTCACGCTGTCGCTCTATAAGCCTTTTTCTCGCATATTCTATGTTCCTGTGTTTCGTGTAACCGTCCTTGTCTATGTACTCACCCTTTGCGTTGTCAACAAACTCCTGTATGTACCCCATAACACCGTTCATAAAACGCTCTATGCCTTTTCTCTTATATCCTCGCTCGTATAACTGTGCAGCTATGCAGGCTGACACAACATATAACGTGTCTTTAACACAAACAAGTGCTACCTCTGCTGCTAATTGTTTTTGTCGTGATAATAATTTTGCTAAATTGTTAGCCATTTTTAAAATCCTCTTTTCTTTTGATATTGCATTGCCTGATATTTTCCATAACTCATACCAAGCTCCCTTGCCCTGGTTGCAGATCGTCAAGCGTAGCCATTTTTGGTTGCTCGATCTTCCCTCTGTAAGAGGCTCTGCATTCAATGCAACAATATAACTGTGAGCTTTTTCCCGTAAACGTCTTTCTGCACTCAGGATTCTTGCACTTCTTTTTATACATTTTTCTCATCGTCCATAGCTCCTATCGCTTTCGCTCTTGGACTCGGCCACAAAAAAGTTATAATTATCTTCATCAGGCTGAGCAACAGGAGCAGGCTTTGCTTTCTTGGTTTTCAATACCCTTAAATGACAGCACCAAATATGTACATGCTTATCTCGTTGCCAATACTTGCATTTGCTGCAGCAGTTAACACAAATAAATTGGTCCTTGTATTTTTCGCTCGGGCAAATACTGCCACTGTTATGCCCGATACCGCAAACGCTACACTTATGCATGATTGTCACCACCAAGCCGCTTTCTTAAATTTGCACGCTCTATCTCGTCATAATCAACGTCTTTGCGGTTGTCAAAGTTGCTGTACTTGCCCCTGTTCCCCTCTGATGTGCCTTTCTCTGATGTCTTTAGCTCAAATACGCCACGCCAACCATTTTCAATGCTTTGATTTAATATAGCAATCTTCTGTCCGTCCTCTGATGCAAGGCTTGAAAGCTTTTTGAGTATTAACTCTAAGGCGTGAGTTGTAAGCGGTGCTTTTATGCTCTTACGCATTTTTATAAATTCATATATCGCCAGCTGCAAATCGCCGTTTTCAGAAAAATCAGAAATCAGTCTGTCAAAATCCGTCTCGCCTTTTTCTTTTTTATTTTTTTCTTTTTTATCTATATCTATATCTTTATCTTCTTCTTTATCTGTTGCGTTACATTTTTGTACTGTAACGTTACAGTAACGTTCGTCTAACGTTAGTTTTTGACGTTCTCTGTGAGCAGCGACCCGGTTTCTTGTTTGTTCTTTAATCTTGTTTAGTTCGTCTATATTTTGGTGCTTTTCCCAATTTGGAATGGTTATAACTCCGTCAATTATCTCAATCATTCCGTACTGTTCAAATGTGCTTAAAGCCGATTTCACAAGGGTTAAAGGTCTTTTGAAAATTTTTGCAAGCATTGCATCTGTGTACGCAACACTATCATTCATTTTAAACACGCCGCCGTTATTTTGTTTCCCTGCCATGCACAATAATTTAAACCAAATTATAATAATTCCATCGTGCTTCGGCAGGCTTTCGATTAACGAAATTTTTTCATCTTCGAAAATATCTGTGCGAATTTTTATCCATTTTATTTCAGCCATTGTAAAATTTTTCACCTCTGTCCGCTAAGTATTTCAATAATTTTGTTACCTGTTTCACTCTTGTCGCAGAATCTGAACCGTACATACGGATACTGCTCAAGAAGTATTTTCATGTGCTTGTACATGCATTCACCGTTCCACGCATACGGTGTTTCGTTAAGGCGTGGATTTTGCCACTTTCGTACATCTTCAAGACAAGTAATGTCTTTACCGTGTTCAATTAAGAAAACAACGCATATACGCATTTTCGTGGATTTTTCAAGTTCTTTCCTGAAGCGTTCGCAGTTGTCGTAATTCCGCCCCTTTTTGCCCTCGTGGCACAGGTTTACATATAGCTCAGATAAATTCTGCTTGCGGTCAACAACTCGCCGTGCGTTGTCAAGGCTCATATAATCTCCTATGTATAGCTTTGAGCTGTCATAATTTATGTCTTTTTCATCAAAGGTCCGGACGATTTTTTTAATCGCCCGTTCCTTTTCTCTTGTGTCAATTAATATCTCCATAAGCTTTAAAACGGTAAATCTTCATCAATGCCAACTCCCGAAGGCGCATTGAGATTTTGTGCCTGTGAAACGTTAGTTGTCGGAGCTGCCTGTTGTACAGGTGCTGATGCTTCTTTTTTGGATCCGTTAAACTCAACCTCGTCAACCTTAATTTCTGTTACCCAGTGGCGTGTACCTTGTGTGTCGTCCCACGTTCTTGTCCTTATCTCACCACACACGATAATGCCCTGCCCCTTAGTAAAATACTTCGCAATAAAATCCGCTTGTGGTCCAAATGCAACGCAGTTTATAAAGTCTGCATCATATTCACCGTCTTTGTTTCTGAAGTTACGCCTGCAGGCAATTGTAAAGCTGCAGGTGCTTGTATCGTTTGGTAGCTTTTTTAACTCTATGTCACGTGTTAAATTGCCCGATAATTCTACTTTGTTCATTCTGAAAACTCCTCTAAGCTTTTCGGTGATGTCAGCTGCTTTGTTGCCTTGCAGTAATCGCACCGCTCGCAACGTTCAGGCTCAACAACACCTTTTTTTATGTAATCGTATAGCTTTAACTTTTCTTTGAATTTGCCAAGCTCATAAGCCAATAGCTCTTGCGGTATCTCAATTATGTCAATGTCTGGTACAGCTTCCTTTGTGGCAGCGGCTATGTAAAACGGTAAAGCCTTGCCAGTGTTCTGACGTACAATTTCCTGATAAACTGCACCTTGTAAATCATAACGCCAGCCTTCAATAAAGCTTACTCTGCCCTGCTCAGGCACATACATCGGTGCAAAATCCTTTACAATCTTTAAATCAACAATTTTATCCGGGTGTAATGCGTCAATCTTTATTTTAATTGGTACGCCCTCAAGCTCGCCTGTCATTATAACCTGCTTTTCACCCGATAAAAATTCCATAAATAGCTTGTCACGCTCAATGCGTTGTATGATCTCGTTTGCATGCCTGTAATCAGATTTCAGCACGCCATCTGTCTGCCTGAATATCTTTGGATATTTCGCCTTAAATTCACCAATGCTGTTGTCAAAGTATGCATCTACATACGAGCCTACCAATAATGATATTGTCATTTGCGGCTCATATTCACCTGTAATTTCAGCCATTGCCGCCGCCTGACACTTTTCAAAAGCTTTAAACTGTGAAACACTCATGTATTTTGCTTGCATTTCTTTGCTGAAATAATTGTCTGTTGTCAAATTCATTGTAACGCCTCCTTCGCTCTTGTCGCACATTCGGCACATAATTGCCTGCCGTAATTCTTTGCTGTGTGCTGTGCAATCTCAAAAGGGCTTCTGTTGCCTATGCCCTCAATTTCACGGCCGCAATCAGAGCATCTCGGTAAAGGCTGTGTAACCGACGCCTTTGGTATAGCCTCTTTAACTCTTAATGCATCGTGAAATTTGCCAAACGCCTTAACCTTTTCAGTAATAATCGTAACCTTTTTGCCTGCAAGCTTGTCGCTGTCCTTTGTGCCGTAAAGCTTGGCTATACGCTTTTTGTTGGTGGCGTTTAAAATCATTGGTTTGTAAGGCTCAGTAAAATAACACGCCGTCAAAAGCTCCTTTCGTCCGTCTGTTATAACCTCTTCCGGCTTGATGTTTTTAATTGTCAGTGTCAGCTCCTGTACCGACATATCATATAAATCAAAGCTGCCTAAATAGTTCGGGTTTTTCTCACCCATAAGCATAATGTCAGCCATTGTTCATTCCTCCGTTTAATTCAATTTCGTAGTCACCGCAATATGGGCAAACAGCAATGTCCGGCTCATAAGACGGCGGCGTTGTTTCACTGTGATAGTCACCTCTGACGATTTTAAAATCGTCAAAGGTTTTGTCACAGGTTAAGCATCTGTACATACATCGCTCACCTTCCTGCACGCTTCTATGGCAGCTTCGTAAATGTCAATCTGCTCCTGCCATTCTTTCGTCATTTCACAACCGTTAACTCTCGGTGCAAGCTTTAAATATTCTAATTCCTTCAAAAAGAATTCAATCGCCTTTTGATAGTCATATTTGTTCATCGTCCGGTTCCTCGTAATCATATCCGTCTGTGTTGTCGGATTCGGTTTCATATTCTACATCTATGGCTTCTGCCGTAGGTTTTGTTTCACCTTCAGCTAAACATAACGGCTCAGAAGGTTCATTATCAAACATTGACGTTTGTCCGTCACCTACAGGTCTTATTATGTAGTTGCAAGCCACATCATCCCATACAAGCTCATAATTACCACTTAATACACCAGACTTTTCACATTTTGTCTGCATAACCGAAGAAACCTTATGAGTAAACATTGGTCTTGTAATATCTCGTTCTGCTCTGTACTTTGTTTCGCTGAAATCAGGTGCGGTATCTTTCTGAAGTGTTATCTTAAGCTTTAATGTCAGCTCAGCCTGTTCGCTTTCTTTTAATTCCATATTTGAAAGTGTTTTTCTCAATACCTGATTAAAGTCTGTCTTTAAAGCATTAAATGCATCGCTTTCCATTGTTAGTGTTAAAACATCGTTATTCATTATTTTTTCCTCCTAAATTTTGTATTGTTATTTCAACTCTCGGAATATCCGAATAAAATTTTCTTACCATCGTATCAACAATTTGTGCATCATCGTGATACGCTATGTTGTTTAAACTGTCGGCTATAATTTTTACAATATTGTCCATATCGGGACGTTTGGTTGGTCTTAAAACGCCCTCTGTCATTTGCTGTTTCTTTTTGTTGCTTGTACTTTTGGGAATTGTATAGTATGCAAAAATTCTGAGGTCAAGCATTTCGTGTTTTTCAAACCTCTTATCGCCGCATTGCCTCTGATATTCAAGCTTGACTAAATTCTCATAAGACGCCGTTGCTGTAGGCGTATATGCCTTGGTATAATCGCCACACTTTGCAAATCGAGGTCTGCCTTTGCCTTTTGGCTCTCCTAATACAACAAACTTAATTTTCATTTCTCACAACCTCATCAACTGCTACACCATTATTAAGCAAAAACTCTGCCTTAAGCTTGTTTTTAAGATCATCATTAATAAACTTGTGTTCAAATAATAAATCACACTCGTCTAATAACTCAATTAATCTGTTTAGCATCGTTGCTCCCCTTCCATTTAACAAGTCCAATAATACACGTGCAAAAATTAAATAAATATAACAAAGCCTGTGCATATTGACCGTTAACCGTGTTGTATATGCACCAGAATGTGTTTGTCACCATCCATACGTAGAAACACCACTTTTTTTGAAAAGAGTTTGCCAATGTTCCCACTATAGATGTCGCTGTAAATATAAACGCTATGCTGTTCATTCAGACACCTCCAACAAATCAAACAACGTAAAACTGTCAGTGTCTATGTCAGCATTTTTAAGATACCCTACACCGTCTCTGAAATAGTCAACGTTAAGCTCGGTACCTATTCCATAACGCCCCATTTCAACAGCACATTTAGGTACCGTAAACAATCCGGCAAATGGGTCAAATACAACGTCACCTTTGTTGCTGTATCTGTTTATAAGTCTTTCCAATATCAATCTGTAACGGACATACGTGCATCGTTTGTCGCCCTTCACGGCCCAAATAATAGCATCTTTTTGGTGGGGTTTAAGTTTTTGATTTACATCAGCAGCAGTTATGTCAAATCCGGTTGCCTCTGCTATATCAACCTTAGCATTTAAAAACTCCTGATAGTTCAAAATCCCACCCCTTGACAAATCTTTTCTTTCGTGTTATACTTAGGTCTCCAAGTAAATAAAAAATGCGTGTGATTATCCGGAGCGGACTTTTGTTTCTGCTTCGGGTAATTGCTTTTTCCACGGCTTCGCCTTGAGGAGAAGCTGTCAGCGGAGCTGACTGATGAGGTGTTAATAGCCCTCTTAACCACTTCCAATAACAATATCCCCACTAAAAACAACACCGCCTGTAATGCTCCCTCGCCTATCGTCATTTCATAATTTACTTCCATTTCGCCAAACGTACCTACAAATCCAAACGCACTAACTACCTGTAAAACTTCTATTAATTTAATCACTTTAATTTACTCCCTTCATTCCCGACCTTCTAACCTCAAACTTCGCTGTCAGCTCGTTCTCGCTAACAAGCTCGGTACAATTCTCGCTAAGTTCAAACTTCGCTTATAGCTCGTTTTCACTAAGCTTTCATTAGTCCATTTCGCCAACTGTTCCCAATGTTCCAAAAATTCCACATATTGCCTGTAACCCTGTTAATATTTTTTTCATCTGTATTCCTCCTACCCACATTGATTTTGATATAGCTTCCTTGCTATATCATTTACAAAATAGCAAATTCTTCCGTTGATGTTTGTTTCGGGCAACCCTTCAACAAATTTCTTCGCTGTCCTGAAATTCTTTTTGCCTATAAGCTTGCCAACCTCAGTAATTGTAAAAAAGCATTGCCTGTCGTTGTCACCTAATACATTGCGTATTTCTCTTATACGCTTTGCAGCATCTTGGCTGCTCGGCTTTTCTCTTGCCATATTCCTTCACCTTCCTTTTCTATAATGTTCTTGGATTGCCGCCTTACATCTGACTGGTGGTGTGTACTCACAAGGTACGGGTAATATTTTTATGGTTGTGGTTGTGATGTTGTTGTGATGTGTTGTGAAAATTGTTTGGAGGCAATCATTTACCACCAGCCACATATAAGACGGCAATATTTAATTTGTTATTTTTACTGTTCTGTTGCAATATTTTTGACACTGTTTGTGAATTATGATATACTTACCTTCAAAGGAGGTGTATATCTATGGTTTCTTATACTACCGTTGGCAAGCAACATATTTGCCCTATGTGGAATATTAAACTAACAATAACAGGTAAATATTATTTTTTTGACGACAATAATCCATATATTGCAAAATACGTGTCGTGTAAATGTCCTATTTTAGAAAATCTCAAATTACCGACTCATAAACAATCTGAAGAATACAGTTTGTTTAGATTTTGCAAATTAGAACAAGAGTGTTTAAATAATGTTGAATTTAAGCCCAATATAGATATTCGCAAAGACGGTTATTCGCAGTAACTTGTCTTTCGCCGTTCTATATGAAATTCAAACTCAGATGCATTTTTAAGTAAATCAACTAACATAAGAGAATCTTTACTGTCAGGGTTCTCTTTTTGTATTATTTGAGCTATTGCATAACATTTGTTGATTATATTTTCAAGTTCTGCAATATTTGTTATACGCTCTGTAATGACTTCGTTATTCACTCTGCTCACCCCCCTTACTTTTCTGTTACACCAAAAACTTACATAAACGCAAGTTAACTGCCAAAAAAAATAGTGTTACGTTCAACAAGAGACAATTGCAGAACGTTAGAAATCTTTTCAATTTCAAATCGTGAAAAATCACCATCACGAGATATTTTTCGGTAAAAAGTCGCTTCACACATTCCAGTTTCCTTACATATATCAAGCGTTGATACACCTTTTTCAATGATTTTCGCCTTGAGCAAGTTTTGATTAAACATAAACATCACCTCATTTCTTGCGTTTTCGTAAGTTTAATATATCATATATTTTTTTGCTTGTCAATACGTTTTTGCAAGTTTTTTATATTTTTTTCAAAAAACACTTGCATTTTTGCAAGTGTTGTGTTACAATACAAATGTCAATGGAACGGTGGCGACTGTTCCGACACCTCATAGAAAGGGGTGTTGCTTATGGACGATATAGTCAGATTAATAGTACTTATTGTGGTATTAGAGATTATAAAGAACATAAAAAAATAGTCGCCCATTTCGCACATGGTCGACTATAAAAAATAATTTTTTATAAAAACCGGCGGAACGTCAAAGCCGTTCCTTTGTCTTAATATTAACATATAAAATGTAGTATGTCAAGAGGTGATTTC